CCACATCAACATTAAAATGGGTATTAAAAAATGAACGAAACTGATGCAGCTTACATAGCAGGGTTGTTTGATGGTGAAGGTTCAATTACTTTTACACGAAGACGTGAAAAAAGAAAAAAACATAACAATAAACCTGGATATAGAACCACAAATGCTTTGCGTATTAAAATGGAAATAGCTATGACTGATCGTAGTGTTTTAATATGGCTTCACGAAGTATTAGGTGTTGGAACAGTAAGACCTAAAAAAGTTAATGGTGTAAGAAAAGATGGTACACCGTATGCTCCGCAATGGAGATGGTCTTGTACTTTTCGAGATGCTTTTGGTGTGTGTTGTGCACTATGGCCTTTTGCACATACAAAGTTAGATAAAATTAATCAAATCATTGAACATTATAATGGTCAAATTTTAAATAAAAAAGTTGTTAGTTTAGATGAATACAAGATAAGGATGAGTTTAGAATGACGTTTTCAATGGGTCTTGGTATGTTTGGTTACAACATGGCATGCTTACTAATTATATTATTAATAATATTTTACACGATAAATAAATTAAAATGAAAAAAGAACGAGGCAGAAAATGGGATGGAAAATCAAGGGTTTCCAACGATTTGTATCGTAAAAGATGGAAAGATATCTTTGATAAAGTTACTGATGACAATGCAGAGTCAGTCGTGCATGGTAAATTATCTGAGGAAGAAGAATATCTTGAAGAATTGAAAAAAAAGTTATGAATAGACCAAGTGTATTTGTTGCAATGGCATGTTATGATACGATGAAAGTAGAGACGTGCTTCTCATTACTTAATCTGTTTAATAAGTTTACCACCCACAATATACCTGCAGAGTTTAGAACAGCGAAGAGTCCTTATGTTGGACATTGTCGTAATCTATTGACCGCAGGCTTCTTACACTCTGATAAAGATTTTTTATTATTTATAGATGCAGACATGCAGTTTGGTGCTGATGCTGTGTTTAGAATGTTAGCAGCTAACTATGATATCTGTTGTACGCCGTATAGACTAAAGGATGCATCGTTGAAGGAGTCTTACCCGGTATCTTTTAAGTCTTATGATAAGATAGATATATTACCGAATGGTTTTGTTGAGATTACATCGGGTCCTACTGGTTTGATGATGATACATAGATCTGTGTTTGAGAAGTTAAAGGTAGAGAACCCTGACCTACAGATAAAGTTTCCTGATGAGAAGAAGAAAAATATTAATGCTGAGATTATGGGTGTAGAATCTACTGGTGAAGATCCTGCGTCTACTGAACTGTGGAATTTTTTTGATACGTCTTTTGAGAATAATTTATTTAAGGGTGAAGATATTGCCTTTTGTGATTTGGCTCGAAAGTCGGGACTAAAGATATTCGCGAACATAGATTCAACGACCATTCACCACGGACCTTATGGTTATAAGGGTAAGTTTAGAGATGCTTTAGAGGTGGTAACTAAATGATTAAGAAGAATGATAAATACACCTACCTTACCGGTACAAGAATAGAGGACCACGGATCACGGCTCTATGATGTAAATGGTGATAGACTTCCAAGTGTAACTACGATATTAGGCAAGACCAAAGATCAACAATTTATCAAAGACTGGAAGGCCAAAGTTGGAGAACAAGAAGCAGAACGAATCAAAAACCTATCTAGTAATAGGGGGACAGCCATGCATAAATTCTTGGAACAATATATACTCGGAGTTGGCTACGATGATCTTACAGAACTCGGACAGAAGGCGAAAACCATGGCCAATAAAATTATGGAAGTGGGTCTTGCGCCAGTGGAAGAGTATTATGGTAGTGAAGTTACGTTATACTATCCTGGGCTTTACGCTGGGTCTACTGACTTGGTTTGTACTCACAATGGCAAAGACACTGTTGTAGATTTTAAACAGGCTAACCGTCCTAAAAGAAAAGAATGGATTGAAGATTACTATCTACAGATTGCAGCATACTGCATGGCACATGATTATGTGCATGATTCACAAATAGAACAAGGTATAATAATGGTATGTACTCCTGACTTATATTACCAAGAATTTATAGTAAGTGGACCTGAATTAAGACAAGCAAAACATAAGTTTTTAAAAAGATTGGACATGTATCATGACCTAATGTTTGATGAAAAAGAAAAAACAAAACCAATGAAAGAGGAGGATTTTAATGCAGGATAAATTATATCAAGTAATGGTAGCTAGATATGAAGCTGAGATTGATGATGCTAAATTTAAAATTAGCACATTAGTTGACAGGCCTATACTCATACCGGAACACATAGATATTACTGGTGAAGTTGACAAATTGTTACAAAAGATTTCATCTGCTGAAGATAGAATGGCAGCAATGCGTCGACATTATGGCAGAAAAGAGGCAGATTAAGTTATCGATAGGGTGTCGGCAGGGTGTCGGCAGGGTGTCGAAGGGTATCGAATTCGACACCTAGATTAGAATGATTCTAAAAAAACTGCGACAGAAGTATACAAATATGGCAAGATTAAGGCAAAATGTCGACACTTTCGATACCCTTGCGATACCCTTGCGACGGGGGGGGTGTCGAAGCTACTATTCATATATACCAATGCTTATAGCTCAATTTCGACCATTTGCGACACCTTTCAGATTTTTTTTATTTTTAGCGCAACAAAAAAATAAATTGTCTTATAGGTGTCGAAAGAGTAAAACTGATTATGTCCAGAAAATCTAGAAGAATAAATAGTTACACTAAACCTAAAACTGTAAAGCAACAAGTTCCGTTTCCATATAAGCGTGTGCGTATCGATTGGATCGATATCATAACTGAAGGCGGCTGGGGTACAGTCAAAGAATTTAATGATATGAAACTAGCTACACCTGTAAGTGAAGGTTGGTTATTTAGTAAAGATAACGAGACTGTAAAAATATTTGCTGGTTATGATGTAGAAGCCGATGGCTCTATTCACTTTTCTGAGCGATCGGTTTTTCCAACTTCTTGTGTGAAGAAGATAACGAAGATTCATTAGATGGAGTCACATCTATTATCTGCGAGTAGTCGTCTAAGATTTGTTTCATTTTTGCTTCTAGTTCTTGTTCTGATAGGTCCTCTAGTTTTCCTGTTTTTATTATTTTCCTATCTATGTATAATCCTGCTGCTTTTCCTCTGTTTGCTTCCGCGTTCACTGCTGAAGAGAACGATCCTTTTTTTAAAGCGGCCTCACGGAGTCTAGCAAGTTCTGCTACATGTCCTTCATAAGTTACTTCATGTTTTTTAAGACGTTCTTCTTTGAGTTGTCCTATGTATTTAACTACAAGCGGAGACAACTTTGGATTGCATAACTCTGATCCCTCTTGTCTTGCACGTTTAGGACTATACCCAGCAGCAATAGCTGCTTCTCCCTGAGTCATTGGTCCGTTTTCGTTTCCGAATACTAAAAACTCAGCAAATCTTTGTTGCATTTCTGTTAATCTTTTTGGAACTCCCATGTTGACAATTTAAGGTAACTATCCTATATTGTCAAGGTATGAAAGATGATCGAGGAGAATTAGATTTAGATAAAAAGATAGAGCAATCCAAGATACAGATGCGTTTTTTTGATGAGCAATTACAAATAGCTGCTAATCGTATAAAAGATTTGGAAGAGATAAATGAAGCTCACCGTAAATTAAATGGCACCTTGCGTGTAGAGATACAAGAATTAAAAGAATCTCAGTACGAACACACAAAAGATAAAAATTTGTTGCAAGGTTATAAAAAAGTGATAGAGGATTTAAGTAACAAGTTGAGACGAAAAGATTCATGAGAGTGCAAGACTTGCAATTATTCTTAGGTCAATTTACGAAAGGGTCTGATGCGATTAAGAACGCGCAAATCTACGTAGAAAGAGATGGAAAGTTGTATCAAATTAGAAGGATGGAAGTGCATGAACACACCGTACCTATAGTAGGTCAACCGGGTCGTAGTGCACACAGACTAGTCTTAAAAACAGAGAAACCTTCGAGTCTTATCTTGCCTGATAAACTTCAGAAGGACTACTAATTGAATACACATGTTACTTTAAAAATAACATGAAACCCGAGCGTAAATTATATGAAAAACTTAAGAGAAATGTACCACAAATATCGTGGATTAGACTTGAAAATCTTAGTCTATCCGGTACTCCTGATCTATTGGGTTATAATAATTCTGGCACCTTTTTCACTGTAGAACTCAAAGTCACGAAGAGTAACAAGAT